AGACCAGGTGCTACACCTAGTTCAGTCTTCTTAACTGCGAATTGTTCGAAACGAAGAATTGGCATTGCCTGGAACAAAATTTCTTTCGACCAGATTGTTTGAATTGCTTGGCTCAGGCTTGTATTTGAGCCTGAGTATGCGGTTGGGGCTCCTGCGAGTTGCCCTGTACCTGTAATTGCACTTGCCATTTAGGTCAAGTCCTTTCCTAGTAGTTGTTTGGGATTAACCGAACAGTCCCTGACCACGATTGCTGGCTGCTGTGCCAAGTAATTTGGCTCTTTGTTTCGCATAATCCGCCAATGACATTTCCCTGATCGAATCAGGTGAGTACGATTTTTGTTCCGAATCATTATCGAGGGGTCCTGCGGCAGGATTAGTAATTCTAGTTCCTGCCATTTGTTGTCTTGCGCTTTGCATTGCTTGTTGAGCAGATGACAAAATTCGAGCAGATTTTTCTTTCAACATTGCGATGCTCTGCTCTACTTCATCCGCACTGTTGCCGTCAATCAAGTCAATCAATTCAGGAACAATATTGTCCCGCTCTTGCTCAACTCTTTGTTGACGATAATTCATAACTTCTTGGAACTTACGTTCCTGTTCTAATAGAGCAAAGGCACGTTCTCTCTCAAGACGCTCAGCCTCTAATTGAGACTGAAATTCTTGCTCCTTCTTTTTTAGGAGGTCTTTAAAAGAAAGTTCAGATTCCTCTTCTTCTTTCTTTTGTGCTTCTTTGCGAACTAACTCTTCAGCAACACGTTGTTCACGTTCTGCTTCTTTAGTGGCTTGTTCTTCACGAGCCTTCTTTAAAGATGATAGTTCTTCTTTCATCTTTTCCATCTGAGGGTATAACTTTGCTTTCTCTTGTTCACGAGCCTTAGCAATGTCTTCTGCGCTATACACAGAACCTACCTCACTTGGATTTTCTTGTGCTGGTATTGCTGCCAGAATTTCTGGTGACAATAGATCAGCGGTTTCTACGGTGTTTTCCATAGTAATCACCTATATTTCTTGGGTCGTTGTCCGAATGCCTTGCGGCGTGCCACTTGGTTTATTAAGAGATAATTCCAGTACATTTGTCTGTAATTGTCTCGTTAAATCCTGATTTTACATCAGAAATCTTTTTAATCCTTGTCTACTGTTCTCCTTTGTGGAATTTTTGTTCCATAGGCATCAGTGACAAGTTTGTTTCGGATCTGGGCTTCGGCTTCTACTTCCATGCCCTTAGTCTCTTGGCTTGCTAAGTTTTCTGGGTTGGCTGGATCTTCAGGGCCCATTATTCCATCGCCCATAACATCGCCATCTCCTAGTTGCATTGGCTGCATTGGGATTGCGGAGTTGCCATCAGGACCAGGCATCATGCCAGTCATATCCATTATCTGCTTTAGGATTTTAATCTTAATAAGTTGTAGAGCGCCATCAGCCTCTGCATCAGCCATAAGTTCTTGACGAATCTCAAGCAACTTCTCTTCTGGAAATTCTTCGCCAAGTTGACGCAGTGCGCCTTCTTTAGACTCAAGTCCCATACCCAATTTAGTCTGAATCTCGTTAAGAACGATCAACTTATCAAGTGGAAGTGGCTGTGGGAATTGTGCGTAGTTGATATATGTAATTGGATCATTAGGATCTAATTGAGTTAGTTGACCCTCTTTGATTGGGCCATCTTCTTCTGGGTTATAAATGAATGTCTCAGGCTCTTTGATTGCAAGAGTCTTAATAACCAACTCGTTAATCTTCTCTAAGCCCTTACCGTATTGAGCAACCTTTTGTGAATAACGATTCATCAATGGCTGATACTGAATAGAAAGAGCAACACCAGATGTATTTGAAATTGGCTGAACTTGACCCAGTGCGGTTTCTGGGATGTTCATAATTTCATGCATTGAGCGCTTTAATAGTTCTAGGTACTTCAAGGCTCCGTCGATACCTTGTGCACCGCCTTCTAGGTTGAAGACTTGAGCATCTTTTGGAAGACCGCCCCAAACCTTCTTAGCGCCTTTTTCTAGGTTAGAGGCTTTAGCACCCACAATCACCGTTACAGGTGATGCGTGGTAGTTAATGATGTCAGCGACGTCAGTGCTAATTTCGTTATATGCACGGTTGATTGTGATGATGTCGTGTGCGTCTGAGAGACCCCACGGCGATCCTGAAACAGGAACATTAGGAATGTGAACTACAGGCACGATACCAAGTGGATTTGGTCGTGAGTCAATGAGTTCATCGTTGACATACTCTTCAATCATGTCGTCAGTCAAAATTTCAGTATAGGTAAACACTTGACGTGTACCTTCTAGAGATGTTCCCCAAAAACGATACTTCTGCTTAAAACGTAGTAGACGTGTGCGATCGTGTGGATGGAATTCAGGGAAACAGAAAGATGAGTTCATAGGAAGAATACGAACACGACCTGGATGCAATAAGTTAGAAGAGTCTACCCATGCTTCTTCGTATGCGACCTTTACAAATACGTCGCCAGTAATTCCGCCTTGCTGTCCCATTTCAAGAAGAACACGCATCTTGTCATTGTCAATTTCCCATACTCGTTCTAAACGGTCAGGAATAATTGCTTCTGTTGCTTTTGGTGAGCGAAAGTGAACGCCACGACCAAATGTAAAACGTGAAAGATAATCATTAAATGCTCTGTAATAGTTAACTGCAATTTGCATTTCGCCTTGTTCACGGCGGTATCCCCAGTGATGTCCAAGATACATTGCCCAGTTAAGCGAGTAACGGTTGAGGCGAGGACCGTGTACTTCAAATTCTTCGTCAGCAAGTTCTACAAGTCCAAGAGGAGAGATTGAGATTGTAAGGTCGCTTGATGCCGCTCTATACGATGGAGGACTGAAATCAAGAAATGACATTACTTCTTCTTATCTTTCTTTGAATCTTTCTTTGCATCTTTCTTTTCTTCAAGATGCTTGCCTTTTTCTTTGTCGTGTTTCTTTTGTGCCATACCTGCACGACGTGTTGCTTCAGTTGTTTCAATAAATTGTCCGCCGCTTTGTACGTACTTCTTGTGTACCCAAGCAGATGCACCAGGGTTTGGATAAGAAGAATACTTAGCCCGTGCTTGTGCGACGATCATCGCATAAAGTTTTGGGTTTGCTGGTTTACGCACTTACTACTCCTCCGTAGATGACTGATCTCCGCCCATACACTAGCGCATGGGCGGAGTCAGGTGTTAATAACTTAGTCGTTTACGACTGTTGGAGACATACGTTGTGTACGTCCACCTGAGCGAGCAACTGTCTCAATTTGTGCGGCTGAGTAGTCGTTCATTGTTCCATGTGCAAATTCACCAAGATATGTTGGTGCTTCTACCCATGAAGCAGAACCTACGTGTGCACGCTCTGCAAGTGTTTCAGCAGCAGGCTTTTGCCATACTGGTGCGTTGCGGTTTGGACGACCAGGCGCTATTGCAGAACCTGACATCATTCCTGTTTGGAAATCGTTTGGGACATCTGTGTCTGTTGCGATTCCTTCTTCGAAGCGAAGTGGTCCACGACGTGTTACGTTGTCTGCGCCCTTGCGCTCATAGATCTGTGGTGCACGCTCTGGGAAGCGAGGTGCTGGTGAGATTGACATACATACTCCTTAAGGATGTAATTGGAAAGGCCTTTTCCTAGTAGATAGTTTCCTACCTTTTAAGGTGTTTGTGTGGCTAATTAGAAAAAAGGATTACTAGACGCAACAACTTCTGGCATAACTAAATCCTTAGTAAGAGAGCAGGCAATAGCCAGAGAGTCCACAAAATCGTCATGTGCGTAGGATTCATCAGGGGCTGATACAAGGAAATTAGGGCCTTTATATTGGACTTCTGCATCTAACATCTGTTGGTAGAACCGTTTCCAAGTTCTTAGGCGCCGTGTTTTTGCGTGAGCAGGCCACGCCAACATCTTGCGTTGAATTAAGGCTTGAAGATGTTTCCATCGTCCTGATTGCTCGCTTGCACTTGACGTAATAGACATGACCTCTGCACGAGGTAACAAAAGTTTTAGACGTTGGGCTACGGCATCTCCGACACCGTTAGCATCGACACCAACTGCAAGTACGTCGTAGTTACTGAGGAAGTTTACAATTTGGAAGTACTGTTCTTCCCAATCGTCTCCTTGCATCTCTAACCAATTAAGGACTCGATGATCAAAATAACCAAACTCGTCAGGACGATCCCAATCAACCCAAACCACAGTAACGACTGTAGAGTCAGTTTTACGAGCAGGGTCGATGCCGACAACGACTGGGGTTTTATGCCATACCTTAACCAGTTCCTGAGAAGTGTCGCCCAACTCATCCATAATGCTCGAAGTAACAAACATGCCTCTTTCAAGAAGCCATTTGCAGTTGTACGACATTTGAAATTCATCTGATTCCTCACCGATTCTTAGCATTTCTTTTCTAATGAACTTTTCGTAATTGTCATTGAACTTTGCAACATCTTTCCAATCCCACTGAAAGTGGTTCTGACGATTGCCTTTAGTTGTCTGACGTCGTCTATTCATTTGAATAGCACGATAGAAGTTATTCTTACTTGTTGTAGGGGTTCCTGTCTTGACCATTGTTCCTGCATAGTATGCAAGCATTGGAGAGATAGATTTAGATACAACAAAGTCATCTGCTTCTTGACACTCATCAATAACGATCAAATGGAACGACTTAGATTCAATCTTTGCTCGTGGGTTAGCCGTCATCATTGTAATTGTGGAGCCAGACTTCTTAAGTTTAATCTGACGAGTAACTCCACCCACACG